TGGTGTTCGTACCAATCTTAAACAGCATACGTGTCAACACTCAAGAACTTAAAAGACTCGAAATACTTGTCAATAAGACACGTGAAGAGATTGCAAAAGAGTATGTCACTAAAATAGAGCTAAAAGATGATATGTCAATCCTTATGGATAGGATAGATAAAATCGGTGAAAAGCTTGACAAACTCTTCGAAGTTAAGTAAAATAGGTATATAGGAAATAAGAATGTCAAAAAGAAAAGATAGAAAAAGAAGTTCATCAGAAAGACAAGACTATCGTAAAGGTGGTAGAGTTGGTTATCAAGAGGGTGATTTTGTTCGTAATATGAGAACAGACCTAGATCGTGAAGAAATAGATAGACAAAAAACTCAAAGAGAACTTGAGAATCAACCTGATATAAACACTGGTGGTGGTATGTCTTCAAACATACAAGCACCGACAATGCCTAATATTCCCGGTGGTGGAGGTAGTCCTTCATTAGAAACTAAACCTGCTACAGAACCTACTCTAGCACCTCCTCCTGCTACCCCACAGATGAAAGTTGATGATACTGCTTCTCAACAACGTACAGAAAGAATATCTCAAACAGCAGAACAAGTTCAAGCAGCTTCTAGGGGAGAAGTTCCAAAATCTGCTATTTTACAAGATGCAGTTGAAGTAGGTATAGACCCAGAAACTGGAAAACCTATACCCAAACAAAAAGTTACAATCATGGCAGAACCTACAAAAGTTACTGCTGCACAAGCTGCACAAGTTGCACCAGAGACAGTTACTACAGGTGATGTAACAACTGCACAAACTCCACAAGAGATACAAGCTGCACAAATGGAAGCAGCTATGGTTCGACCTGATGCTGAAGTAGAAGCTGCTGAAGGAAGGGTATCTGATGAAGCTATTGCACAAGCTGCAGGTGTTGAACGTGTTGCTCCTATTGAAGCTGCTGAAGTTGATATTCCAGAAGGTGCTTTAACTGAAAGAGTTATAGGAACTTTAAGTGAGGGTGCAAAGTCAACTGCAGCAGTTAATGCTGGTAGTTCATTAGCTAGAATTACAAGGGCTAAAAAACAACTAGCAAATGCTGGATTAGGTGATGCAGATATTGCAGAACTTGGTAATGACCCAGAAGCTTTAGAAGCTAGACTAGCAGATTTTAGTGAAGAACAACGTGGTATTATTGAAGGATTACCTGAAGAAGCACTAGTATCAAATCAATTAGATACTTTATTAAGTGGTATTGAAGATGGAGAAATACCAACATGGGCAATACCTGCAGTTTCACAAGTTGAGCAAATGTTAGCTCAAAGAGGTATGTCTGCATCTACGGTTGGTAGAGACTCTTTGCTCAATGCTATTATACAATCAGCTATGCCAATGGCTCAAGCTAATGCACAGGCTATACAGGCTAGTGTATCTCAACAAAAAGGTATTGAAGCTCAAGAAGCAGAAGCTAACGCAGCTAGAAGACAACAAACAGCATTAACAAATGCCAATAACGTTTTTCAAATGGATATGGCTCAGTTTAGTTCTGACCAACAGATAGCACTTTCTAATAGTAAGTTTTTACAAACTGTTGGATTAACAGAAGCAAGTAATGATCAACAAGCAGTTGTACAAGATGCATTGTTAATGTCTCAAGCTAATTTAGCTGAAGCAGACTTTTATCAAAAAACTCAAATACAAAATGCTCAAGCATTCCTTCAAATGGATATGCAGAATTTAAATAATCAACAACAAGCTAATGTATTAAAAGCTCAACAAAATCAACAGCGTATATTAAGTAATCAGTCTGCTCAAAATGCTGCAGCTCAGTTTAATGCTGCTAGTGAAAACCAAACCAATCAGTTTATGAGTAACTTACAAGCACAGATGAATCAATACAACGCTTCTCAAATGAATGCAATGGAGCAGTTCAATGCTACACAAGCTAACGCTGCTGCAGCTAGAGATGCACAAAGACAAGCTGATGTAAATAAATTTAATGCTCAGTTAGTTACACAGGTAGATCAATTTAATTCTCAACAAGATTTTGCAAGGAATCAATGGAACGCACAAAATTCTGCTGCTGTTGAAGCTTCTAATGTTCAGTGGAGAAGACAAGCTAATACAATTAATACTGCTGCACAAAATCAAATTAATATGCAGAACGCACAAAATGCATTTAATTTAAGTACACAGTCACTATCATTTTTATGGCAAGAGTTAAGAGATCAAGCTGATTTTGATTTTAGAGCTTCAGAAAATACAAAAGCTCAAATTACACAATTACAGGCAACTGCAATTGCAAATGAAGGAGCTTTAGCAGAAAAAGCAAATAGAACAACTAGTGATTTACTTGATTTAGTAAATTCAGTTGTTAACAATTATTATTCAACGTAGGAATACACATGGGAAAACTAAGAAAAATAGGTAAAAAAATCTGGAAAGGAATTAAAAAAGTTGGTAAAAAAATAGCCAAAGGTTTTAAAAAAGTTTTTGCAGGTGTTGGTAAATTTTTAGGAAAGTTAGGTCCTATTGGAACTATTGGAATGATGATAGCTATGCCTTATTTAGGTTCATATTTGTGGCAAGGATTTGGCACGTGGGCAGGTGGTTTAAAGGGAACTTTTGGAAATATTATGAAGACTATTTATAGTGCTGGTAATAGTGTTGCTGGTGCTTACAATAGTATAACTAATGCAGTAACGGGAACTTTAAAAAAGATTCCTGTTATTGGAGATGGACTAAAAGGCATGGATAGATTCTTAGATAAAGCTAGAGAGTTTGTGGGTATGCAACCCGGTTCTACTCCTGTAATGAATGATAAAGATTTATCTACTTGGATGAACAGTGAAGAAGGTTTAAAAGTTATGGGCTTTGATTCTCAACAAGCTTTTCAACAAGCAAACAGTTCATTTTTTAACACAGATGGTAGTTTAACAGCAGGTGGTTTAGATTTTGGTAGAGGACATGCTGTATCTTTTGAAGCTCATTTACGAGGAAAAGATATTTATAAACAATCTAATGGAGAATTTGATTATGATTCTTACTCAGATAATTTTAATAAAATATTAGGAGAAAATTATGATGGAAACATTTCTTCTTTTGGAAAACAATTTAAAGGAATGTCTTCTATTAATTTAAGAACTGGTATGCCTAACACAATGCAAGAATACAATACAGAACTTAAAAAAGCTACAGGAGATTTGACACCTGAAGAACTTATAAAGTTTGATGAGTCTTCATTTAAAAGTGAATTTATGTCTAAGACACCAAAAATGTATGAGTCACCAACTGGTTTGTTTGGAGAAAAAACAGGCTCTGCTAGTTTAGAAAATATTCCTAGTAGATATAGACATGTTGCATATGATGCAAACAATAAACCTTATGTTGCCGAAGGAACAAAACTAGGAGCAGCAATAAAAAGTCCATTATTAGGAGCAACTACAACAGCAGTACAAGGAGCTATTACGGGAGAACCTGTTATTCCAGAGGGTGCGTATAATTATTCACCTGTGGTAGCAGATGCCCCTATATTAGAAAGGTCTAGCATTGAACGAACCGGAGTGGTCACAGCAGATTTTCCTCAAACATTAGTACAATTAAATTATGCAGGACTTTTAAAAGTTCCAACAATGTCTAATTCTGATATGGGTAATTTAGCAAATGGTGGAATTTATATGCCACATACAAATTTACCAGACTTAATGGACTATAGCAGCAGGAGAGTAGTATAATGCCTAGATTACAACAATTAACGGAACAAGAAGAGCTATCACCAGAACAATTAGAATTAACCGAAGCAGCTTTTAATAAAGCTATACCCGGACAATCTTTGACTAACTCTCCGGACCAACCCTATCCTTGGGAAGGCTCACCAGAATATTCTAGTGTACCAGAAGCAGCATCAGCTATCTTTGCTGATATGACAGAAGAAGATAATTTTATTCCTTTAATGACTGCTTTAAAAAGTGGCACAAGTGTAGCAGATATTGCATCGGTTATTTTATACAGAGGATTTCAAACAGGACAATTTAATCCTGATTTAATGATTTTGTTAATGGAACCAGTTATGTATATGATTATGTCATTAGCAGAAAGAGTAGGACTGGGTGATTTGTTAGGTTACGAAGGTGAGCAAAGTGAAGATGAATATGATGAAGACGAAAAAGAAGAAAAGTTAATGGTATTAAAAGATACGATTAAAAATCAAATTAATCAAGTATCAGAAAAATCTATAGAAGGAATGCCTTCTTTACAAAAACAAATTTTAAATTTTGAACCTTCCGAACAAGTGCAAAGTTTACTAAGTAAAGATACAAACAATTCAGAAAGTTTATTGGAGAGAAAATAAAATGTCAATTTTAGGAAGATCAAAACAAGAACAATATGGTGCTGGTGTAATTAAAAGAATACAAAAAGCAGCCAAGCCTAGTGTTGGAGATATTGGAATTGGAGTATTAAAATCAATTCAAACTGGATTACAAGATCGAGTTAAAAATAATTTAGACCGTATTAATTCTAACTTTGAAGATGAAGAATTAAGACTTACTAATTTATATAATGATTATGCAGATACAGATAAAATGATTACTGAGCTGCAAAAAAAAGGAAATGGTAATTTAGTAACAGGGTTGATGTATGATAAAATTGATAAAGTAAAAGGGGCTGCATCTATAGATAATTTACAAGCGAGAATTAATGCTGCTAATCCTAACGATAATTTATTTGTGCAACTTAACAAAGAAGCACAAGCAGAAGCTAAGATATTAGAACAAAGATTAGAAGAACTTGGAAAGCTTAGAACAAGTTATGACCCCGATAATCCCGATGAAGGAATTTTAGCTACAAATTTACAAAGTGAAGCACAGTTTAAAGCACCTATTAAAAATTCAATTAAAAAAATTACGTTATCACAAAAACAAAAAGGAAGTAATAATGCTTTGGATGTAGTTATGTCGGCTTTAAATTTAAGCAGTAGAAATGATTATAGTATGATGGATGATTTTTATGCCGAAGAAACTAATATTGATGATATTATAAAAGCTACTATTTCTGCAAGAGATGCATTACCTGTATACTCTGGAGATTCTGAACTCCTTAGAAAATATGTACAAGAAAAAACAGATGAAGGTAAAGGAAAAGGTAAAATAACAGTAGAAAATGTAAGTTCAAAGTTTACTAAATTAATGGGTGCAATGAATGAGTTTACTAAATTAGATTTAAAATTAGAAGGCGATGGTTCTTTTTATTTTTTTCCAAGTAGAGATGATAATGCAAAAAAATTAAAATCTTTTACACAGGAAGAACTTAAACAATTTACAGATAAAACTGGGTACACTGTAAAAGATATTAATGAAATTTATTTCCAAGCTTCAGCATTTGGAGAAGCAGCTTTTAAAGATAACAGTAATGTATTAATCCGTTTAGAGCAAAGTGCTCCAACAATGGTATTAAGTGAGGACAATGAAAAACGTTTAGCAGCAATAGAAGCAAGAGAAACATACAGAAGATATGGCTATGACATTAATAATGTGCCAGAAGAAAAACGTTTAGGTCTTGTTAATTTATTACAAATAACAATACCCGGTGTTGAAAGTGTTTCTGATGATGTATATGTTCAAAAACAAGGAATTATTAATGGACAAGTTCCTACTAATTTAAATTCCAAAACTTTAACTCTTTATAATAGATTAAATAGTACACAAAATTTAAACTTTAATTATGCAGTTATCGCACACGCTAGTAAATTAGTAAAACAATCAGGATTAGAAGAAAATAAAGCTTTTAGTACTGCATTAAATGTACAAAAATTAGGGTTAGTTTCAGGTGACGAGTTTTCAGAATTGTTTGGGTTTTTTACTGAAGGAGATATTGAATCAAAGTTACGATCAGAAGAGTTTTTAAATCAACCTTTACTTCCATATGATTCAAAACTAGGTAGGATTAAGCAACCTATTTTAGATGATTATGATGCAACTATGGCTTTAGATGAAATAAAAATTAATTCTTTAATTCAAGAAATTAATAAACTTCCAGTTTATTTTTATGAACCTGAAACCATAACAACAAAAAATCCAAAAATGTTTCAAACAGGACAAAGATTTCAAATTGGACCAGCTATCGTAACTTTTAATAGAGAAGCAGATATTAATGGTAATCGTTGGACAAGAACACAATAATTTTTTATTACATAAATAATGCCTAGACTTGACGAAGAAACAAACGTAACTATTCCTATAACCAGTGAACCGGTTACTCCTAAATCAACTAGATTACCTCCTCTTGTTTCTTCACCTGATTTAAAAGAAGAAGAAGAAGAAGTTAAAATAACTACAAGACTTCCACCGGAAGAAGAACCTGTTTTAACTATTGCAGATTTTAAAGAAAATCCTGAAGTTCAAAACAGAGCATACAGTGCAATCAATTATTTATATAACAATAAATATGATGATAAAACAAAAGCTGTCGATAAATATATTGATTTAGCAAGACAAGCTGACTTTAATTTAACATCATCCGGTATGCAGTATGCAGACTTGTTAGAAAAACAAAAAAAAACAGACCCTGAAAGTAAGAAATATATAGAAGACATAAGTTGGTTGTATAATGAATTTTATAAAAAAGATTTTGTAACTGGTAAAGATAAATACAAAGTTAAAGGTATGCAAAGACTTGCACTTACTGGAGATATTTTACAAGGAGCAGTAACAGATTTAAGTAATTGGGCAATGGCTGTTGCTTTTCCTTGGAGTGGTGGGCAAAGTGTAACAGCTAGAGTAGCAGCCGGAGAAACAGCAAAACAAGGATTACGACAAGCAATGAAAAATGCAGTTAGTAAAACTTATCAAGCTATTCCAAAAGTTCCTATAGACCCAAGAAGTTTTAAACAAGTAGGTCTTTTAACTACCACAGAGGGTTTTGTTATTGGTAGTACTGATAATTATTTTAGACAAAAAAGATTTAATGAATTAGGGGTAGAAGGCTACGAAGACTTTTCACTAACTGAAATGTTAAAATCTGGAGGTTTTGGTGCAACAATTGGTTTGGCGGTTGGTGGAGCTACTAATGTCGGTTATAAATTTTTTGATGCTAGAGCATTAAGACAAAAACAAGATGCTGAATCAAAAGACTTTGAAAATGTTATATTAGATAATTTTGATCGAACAGAAAAAGATGTCGAAATTATTTTACCAAATCAAGCCAAGGCAACAGATGATGTAGAAATTGTTATTGATAATACAACTCCACCTGAACCAAGACCAGATGTTGAAATTGTTACCCTTGAAAAAGCTGCATCCGAAAGTAGAAAGCTTAGAGAAGAAAATAATATTCCAGAATCTAGTCACGTAGAACAAGTTTTAGAGTTAGAAGCAACTACATTTGATACACCGAGCATTAAAACTGGAGGTAAATCCGTAGTTGATGAAGAACCAGAAATAATTATTGTTGATGGTCAACCTAAAAATAAATACAATCCAGATCAAAAAATTGTTATTGGTGGTAAAATTTCTCAAAAAACTTATGATGAAGCTGTAAGCACATATTTAATTTTTGGTAAGCCTACTACTTACTCACGTCAACTTGCAACGATAGACCCAAACTTTGAAGAATTTTTAAGATATGTTAGACACGATTCAACTGAATCTATTTTTGACAATCCTTTAAAAGTTGTTAATGACAAGCTTTATCAAAACAGAAGTTTTATGGAAGAAACTCGTAATATAGCAGGAAATCAAACTGCTAAGTTACAAACTATAAAAGAAAACTTAGAAAATTCTGTTTATAAGTATGATAGATATAAAAGCAAAGGAAACTATAAATTAAAAAATGGTACATCTTTAAATAATGATTTGTATAAATTTTTAAATACTGGTAGGTTTGATGCAGATGTACCAAAAGAAGTTGTTCAAGCTGGATATCAACTAAGAAAAATATTTAATGATCTAGAAAAAGAATCGGTAGAAGCTGGTTTTGTTTTTCATACAATTAAAAACTTTTTTCCTAGATATTGGAAACCGGGAACAATAAATAAAAGTTTAGAAAATAAAAAAAGACTAGCAAATCAATTAATGGCAGATGAAAACCTTAGTGAGTCAGAAGCTTATAAAGCAGTTGATAATTTAATTTCAAAATTATATGATGATTTAGACCCAACAGTAGGTTCTTTAGGTCAAAGACAATATAAAAAATTAAATACAGTTCCAATTCAAGACTTGGTAAATAATGATGTTTTTGCTACAATGTATTTATATTCTAATTCAATGGCAAGAAAAATTGCAAGAAAAAAAATATTTGGTTTTTCTGAAAAAGAATTTGATCGTAAATGGTTAGTACCATTTTTTGGTGGAACATTACAAAGAACTACATCTCAAGAAGGTAGGGATGAAATTTTAGAAAGATTAGCTGCAAAAGGATTTGAAGAAAATTTATTAAATCAAAGTCTTGTAAAAGAATACGTTAGATTAAATTTTTCTTTAAGACAACTTGGAGCTGAACTTCCTAACAATATTGAAGATATTTTAAAACTAAAAGCAAAAGATATCAATAGTATAAATCCTCAAGCTAAAGATACTAAACAACTTAGAAAAGATTTTAAAAGTTTAGTACAAAGTATTAATGATTTAAACAAAGTAGGATTAACACAGAAAGAACAAGAGTTATTAAACAATAAAAAACTTTATAATGTTATAGATGAACTTATAAACGAAAGAATAGCTGCCAATGATTTTATTTTAAAAACAACAAAAGTAGATGGAACTTTATCTGAAAAAAATATAGACTATAAAAATACTTTAAAAATGAGAGCCGGTTCATCTGCTGCTGAAAAAGAAAGAGTTATAAAATTACATAATTATATTGTTGGTATAGACGGTATGCCACAAAATGGATTAAGCAAAGGAGTCAATGGAGCAGTTAATGGAATATTGACTGCTCAAGCTATGAATAAATTAGGATTAGCTACAATTTCTAGTTTTCCAGAAATGCTTATCCCATTATTAAAAAGTGCCCCTAAACCTGTTATTCAAGGATTTTTAAAAACGGTTAATGAAGAAGTAACTAGAATATTTAAAAATTTTACAGGACCAAAAGGCAGAACTTTATCTCGACAAGAACTTAATGAATTTAATTTAGTTTTAAAAGGAAGTTTAGCTGAAGCAGTTCAGTCTAGTTATTCAGAAGGTTTAGGAAAATATAGTTCAAAACTAAGTCATACATTTTATCGAACAGTCTTGCTAGATCAGTATACAAAGTTTGTACAGATTTTTGCCTACAACACTTCGAAGATTATGATTAATGATAACCTTGAAGCATTAAGTAAATTATCTGCTAAACAACTTGCTGGAAACTCTAAAGAAGTTAGAAATTTAAAACTGCCCCTAGTCACATTAGGAATAGATATTGACAAAGGAATAAAGTGGGTCAAGAACGGAAAACGAACTGACGATTTATATTACGAAAATATTAAAGCAAGTGGGGCTAGATATGTTGATGAGGTTGTAATGAACCCTTCAAAAGAAGCAGGTGCTAAACCTTTATTTATGACTCATTGGTTAGGTAGATTAGTATTTCAATTGTTTTCTTATCCAGTAGCTTTTGGTAATACTGTTGTAAGAAATTCTGCTAGAGAAATTTCTCTTACTGGAGGTTCTGCAACACCAAGAATTATGGCTACGTATGCTTTAATGTTAGGTATGACACGTTTATCTAGAGGTATAAAAACAGGTGGAGATTCTTTAGAAGAAGACTATAATGCTGAAAGTATTATAAAAGATTTAGATGTTCTGGGAGTAGGAGGACCTTTATCACTTGCATATGGATATGGTGAAAGTAGAAAATATGGAAGAAGTACTTTTAGAGCTATTGCAGAAACAGGATTAGGTCCTACTTTTGGTTCAGCTATTGCAGATTTTTATGTTAATAAGAGAGGTCTTACAACTTTAGTTGAACATATGCAGCCTTACCGAAATGTAATTATAAAAGCATTTCCCGAAACTCAATTTGGAATCGATCAATTAATAAAAGATATAGAAGATTCTATGTCAAATAAAGACGAGTTTGAAAAACAACTAAGACGAATGGAAGATAGATTAAAGTTTGACAAAAAACAAGCTGGAGTTACTAAACAAAAACGAGAATTAAAAGACGAAAAAAAAAGAACTAACAAAGTAGAAGGTGGAATTGTACAAGACGAATACCCTGTACCGTTTGTAAAAAAAGACCCAAAGGACAGAGAAAGCGATGACTTAGGTGGAATGAGTTATGCTGATCAAATGAAAAAACTAGGATTATAATATGAATATAGAACAATGTAAAGACGAAATCAAACGACACGAGGGCGAAGTCCTAGAAATTTATATGGATAGTTTAGGCTATAAGACTCTAGGAGTTGGTCATCTATGTCAACCTAATGACCCTGAATATGATTGGGAGGTTGGTACACCTGTACCACAAGCAGTGGTAGATAGATACTATACAATAGACTTTGATAAGCATTATGCAGAAGCCATACATGTGTTTGGAGACAAAGAAGCTTTTTATAAACTACCTGAAAAGATACAGCACGTGTTAGTCAATATGTGTTTTAACTTAGGTGGTACAAGACTTTCAAAGTTTCGTAACATGTTGAAAGCTTGTAGA